GTAGAGATCAAGCGGAGGCTAGATAGGGTTAAGGCCCACCTTATGAAAACAGATTACGTCAAGCAGGTGACAGCCGGGCTTGAGGAGCAATACAAAAATGCGAAGGAAATAGAAGATGGCCGTAGTCGAACTTAGGATAAAGCCGCCCGGCAAGGTGCTGGACGAATATTATAACGATTATTCTCGTTGCTCTTTTATCATGGGGCCGCTGGGTAGCGCCAAGACCACCACCAGTTGCCAGAAGATTCTCAAGCTAATGATGGAACAAGAGCCTAATGCGGAAGGGGTTCGGCCCACAAGGTTTTACGCAGTACGGAATACATATAGCGACCTACTCACCACCACCATTAAAGACTGGATGGAGATGGCTGGTGAGCTTGGCACCTTCACACAAGGAAGTAAGCAGCCGCCTACGCATAAGATTAAGTTTACCCTACCAGATGAAACTACTGTAAAATCAGAAGTTATCTTTATCGCATTGGACAGGCCGGACTCTGTAAAGAAGTTGCGCGGCTCTCAGGTAACGGGATTCTGGCTTAATGAAACAAAAGAACTGGACAAGGCCGTTGTGGATATGGCCGATGGCCGACATGGCCGTTATCCTTCTATGGCCGCTGGTGGTGTGAAGCCCTCATGGCATGGCATGATAGGTGACACCAACGCACCAGATGAGGATAGCTGGTATTATGAGCAAGCCGAGGAAGTGAAGCCAAAGGGCTGGAAATTCCACAGGCAACCGGGCGGCGTTATCTTGAAGAAGATAGACGGTGAGGAAAGATACGTTCTTAATCCACAAGCTGAAAATGTAAATAACCTGCCAAAAGGTTATTATGAGAACTTGATGGAGGGTAAGCGCAAAGACTGGATTCAGACCAACCTTGCGAATGAGTATGGTTTTGTTCAGGAGGGCAAGCCAGTATATCCCGAATACATCGACTCATACCATTGTAAGCCATGCTCTTTTTCAGAACACACTGCGCTGAATATTGGTATGGACTTTGGCCTAACCCCGGCGGCAGTGTTCAGCCAGCGAAACGCTATGGGGCAGGTGCGCGTTATCGGTGAGCTGGTGGCCACCCGATTAGGGGCAAAGAATTTTGCGCGTGAAGTTAAGCACTTTATGTCAGAAAAGGGATGGCACAAAGCCCACCTTGGAGCGATCACGGGCGACCCGGCAGGGAACCAAGGGCAGCAAGCCGATGAAACCATGACAGTTTTCAAGATGCTTTCAAGCGAAGGGATTGAGGCAACGCCAGCGCCCACCAATGTATTCGCAGAGCGCAGGGAAACCGTTGCCGACCTTCTTACAAAATCCATTGACGGTGAACCCGCTCTTATTATCGACCCATCGTGTAAGACCTTGCGTAAGGGCTTGGCTGGCGGGTATTACTTCCGGCGCATTCAGGTTGTGGGAAGTGAGCGTTTCGTTGAGAAGCCAGAGAAAACACCATCTTCTCACGTTTGCGAAGCCCTGCAATATGATTTATTAGGGCAGGGCATTTCACGCGAAACCATGCTACAGCCACAACAGACTTTGGAAATGCTGGCCAGCCGCCCACAAATAGCGCAAACAGAATACGACCCATTCTAAACAACAGCCAATTTTGCATTTATTTCTAAACCAGATACAATAGAACAAACTGAAATTATGAAGGTTTGTTGTTATGAGCTTATTCAGTAAGCCAAAACCTAAAGCCCCACCGAAAATGCCAGAGCCTCCAACCGTGGATGAGGCTCAAGAGCGAACGCAGGATTTGGATGCAATCCGAAAACGCCGTGGCCGTAAGGCTAATATCTTAACGGGTGTGGGTGGTGACGATACAGCGCCACAAACCGGAAGCCGCAATATCTTAGGGGGAATGTAATGGCTAATTTATTCGTGAAAGAATTTTCAAACCTTGGTAATGACCGCCAGAGTGTTGCTCAGATTCCGGTTGAGCCTGCCAAGGTAGAGCAAACACCTGTTGATTTCACCAGCGGAGCCGCGCAGTCAGCCGCTTTTAATGACGCGACAACCATTGTGATGATTGAGTCAGACGCAGACTGTCATTTTCTTTTCGGAGATAACCCAACAGCAACCACAAATAATGAACCACTAAAAGCAGGGGTGACAAAATTCCGCGCAGTACGACCCGGCAGCGCATTAAAAGTATCCGCAATATCGGCATAAAATGGAATATAATGAAGCCAAAGATATTATTCAGATGCATGGCACGTTACGTGCGGAGCGCAGCAATTTTGACGCGCTCTATCAGCAAATTGCCGAGCGCATATTGCCGGAGTATGGCGGGTTTTATCAAGAGCTTATTCATGGGCAAGTCAAGCGCAGGGAGCGAGTCTTTGATTCGACAGCGCCCAGTGCATTAGAGAAACTGGCCTCTGCTCTTGATGATATGCTCACACCACGCAACTCGCGCTGGCATGGTTTGCAGGTGAATAACCGTGAAATCAATGAGAGCCGAGAATTTAAGATATGGGCGCGTGAAGCCACCAACGCATTGTTTGAGGAGCGTTACAGCGCAAACAGTAATTTCGCCAGCCAGATACATGAATGTTATTTAGGGCTTGGCGCTTTCGGCACCACTTCAATTTTTGTGGATGACACCTTCACGGGCGGCTTGCGCTATCGAAGCCAGCACCTCGCCAATCTTTACATCAAAGAAAACAATCACGGCATTATTGATTATGCCCATCGTGATTTTGAATATGACCCTCAGCAAGCTATTGACGCTTTCGGTGAGGAAAACCTTCCGGAAGAAATCCTAAAGGCAAAACAAAATTCCCCGCTTCGTAAATTCAAATTCATTCACTGTATTAAACCGAACAAAGACTATATGCCCGGCAACCCCATGCCAGACCGCATGAAGTTTGCGAGCATTTATGTTTCGGTAACAGGCCAGAAAGTAGTGCAGCGCGGTGGATACCGGACATTCCGGCTACCCACCAGCCGATACAAAACAATGCCTCGTCAGGTTTATGGCAGTAGCCCCGCCATTCGCGTATTGCCAGACATTAAGACATTGAATGAGATGGAGAAAACCATCTTGAAGCAAGGGCAGAAATCCGTTGACCCGGTGCTTCTGGCCAGTAAGAACGCATTGCTTGCTCAATTCTCACTCATACCCGGCTCTATAAACTACGGCGGCTTGGATGAACGCGGCAATCCTATGGTGCGTGAGATGCAGACGGGATCTAACTTCCCGCTTGGATTAGAGATGAGTGACCGCCGCCGGGAAATTATCAATGATGCATTCCTTGTAAACCTGTTCCAAATTCTGGTGGATACCCCAACCATGACTGCAACCGAGGTTATGGAACGCGCCAAAGAAAAGGGGATGCTACTTGCCCCAACCGGAGGGCGGCAGCAATCAGAATTGCTTGGCGGCATTATCCGTTGTGAGCTAGATATTCTTGAGCAACAGGGCAGACTCCCACAAAAACCCGATATTCTTTTGGAGGCCGAAGAACTTGATGGACTGGAACTCGCGGTACAATACACATCACCACTTAATCAAGCGCAAAGAGCAGGCGAAGGGCTGGCGATTCAACGTACTCTGGAAGCAGTTACGCCGCTGGCGCAGATCGACCCGAATGTTCTAAAGCCCTACAACTTACCGAAAATCAGCCGCGAGCTGGCAGAGATTAACGGTATCGACCCATCACTAATGTATAGCGATGAAGAACTCGCCCAACAGCAAGAGGCCGAGTTACAGCAACAGCAAGCCGAGCAACTACTGAATGCAGCGCCAGTAGTTTCTCAATCAGCTAAGAACTTTGCGGAAACGCAAGCCTTAGCTCAGGCACCGAGCAACCAGCCGTTGCCTAATATTATACCTCAGTGAACAGACACGAATTTATAAATTATATCAGTAAGAAACGCCGCGCTTATAATGCGTGCTTTCATGAAAACGGCTATGACGCGAAGCTGACCGACCACGCCCGTATTGTGCTGGCTGATTTAGTAGAGTTTTGCCAACCATACGCCAGCACACACATTGCCGCAAAAGATGGAAATATAGACCCTATCGCCGCCGCCGTAAGGGAGGGGCAGCGTAGCGTTTATAATCATATTATCAAGCGGTTACGCATTGATGATTTACAGGTTATCGACATGATTCAACAAGAAGAAGGAGTGATAGATCATGAGTGAAGAAGGAATATTAAACCCCGGAGGCGGTGATGCAGGAAATTACGGAGCTGACGCAGGCGCTAATGCAAACGCTGGCGCTGGTGATAATGGCAATAATGGTGACGCTGGGAATAGCAGCACTATTAGTGGTGGAGATTCTGGCACAGATAACGCGCCTTGGTATGGCGAAATTGAAGATTCCGAGCTGAAAGGCTGGGTTGAAAATAAAGGATTCAAAGACCCCGCCACAGCATTGCAATCCATGCGTAATATGGAGAAGCTAGTGGGTGGCGATAAGATTGCCGTTCCTAAAGATGATTCGCCAGAAGAATGGGCAAAGGTTTATAATAAACTTGGCCGACCTGAAAAGGCAGAGGATTACCAGATTCCGGTGCCAGAAGAAATCGGAGACAAGGAATTTGCCGGAGAAGCTGCAAAGACCATGCACGAGCTTGGCCTAAATACTAAACAGGCGCGAGGCATTGCTGAATGGTATAACCAGCAGACCCAAGCCATGCAGGAAAAGATGCAGGTTGAAATGGATGAAGCGGCCAAGGCAGATGCAGAGGCGCTTCGTAAAGAGTGGGGCGGGAACTATGCCACAGAAGTTGAAACGGCAAACCGGGTAATGCGTCAATATGATATTACATCTGAGGAGCAGGCGGCTATTCTTTCCGGCAGTGAGGCCGCACTGGCTAAGATGTTAAACCGTATCGGTAAGTCCTTCGGTGAGGATAGCTTCAAAGAAGGGCAAGGAAGCGGCCAGTTTACGCAAACTTCCGATGGAGCGAAGGCTGAAATCGAAGCATTAAAATCTGATAAAGACTTTATGAAGAAATATTTCAGCGGCGATAAAACAGCAAAGGCTAAAATGGATTCTCTTTACAAGAGGGCGACAGCGGGGTAGATTGTAGAAGATGGATTATGTTTTTTTTGTTTTCATAATTATCTCCTTTGGTTCCAAAAGGGCGGTTCTTCGGAGCCGCCCTTTTTCGTTTAACAACAGCCTGATTTGCATATCGTTTCTTATTAAGATATATTTGATGTATCGGATAAGGCTAAGCGCCCCCGTGATTTATTTTTGGATAAGGCTTTTATGCCCCCGCCACTTTATTTTTCACGGCCCCGAATATCGGATAAGCCACTAATTTTTATAGTTAATTTATTAAAAATGAGGCTTACCAATGACTTATTCATTAGTACCAGAACACGATAAAGTCCAATATACGGACAACGTGCAACACCTGCTGCAAGACAAAGGCGGCAAACTTATCAATACTGTTATGGTTGGTGAACACCAAGGTAAACAAGCTGCGGTAGTTGACCAGTATGGCGTAGTGGAAATGCAGGAAAAAGGCGGGGCTAAATACGCACCGATTACTTTCTCCGATGTTCCGCATGAGCGCCGCTGGGTTGCACCTACTCAGTACGACCTTGCGATTCCCGTTGATGACTTCGACAAACTTCGCACTATTTCAGACCCTACCAATGCTTATGTAGAAGCTGGCCGTAAAGCCATCGCCCGTAAGGAAGATGACTTAATCCTCGATGCTTTCTTCGCAACAGCGAAAATTGGTAAGGATGGAACAGAAACCGAAGCGTTTGATACATCAGCTTATCAGATTGCTGTGGATTATGGTGCATCAGGAAACACCGGGCTTACCGTTGCGAAACTGAAACGTGCCGTAAAACTGTTCTTAGAAGCAGAAGTTGATTTTGATGACGAATCCAACCAACGCTTTGTAGCAATTACTTCTAACCAGAACGAAGATTTACTGGATGAAGTGCAGATCATTAACTCTGACTATCGTGGCGAGAAGCCAGTGCTGGATGGTGATGGACGGATTAAAGCATTTATGGGCTTTACCTTCATTCACATCGAGCGCCTAAGCGTAGATAGCAACAGCTACCGCCGCTTACCTTGTTGGGTTAAATCCGGTATGCACTTAGGGCGCTTTAACCCTAGTGGCCACGGCCCTCTGACCGTTGATATTTCTCAACGTAAAGACCTGAAAGGCCATCCATACCAGATTTACTTCGATATGGCTGGTGGCGCTACTCGTACCGAGCAGGGCAAAGTAATTGAAATCTTAGCAGCTGAATAAGGAGAGTAGAAAATGGCAGTAGTTAATACAAAATCTCAATCACTGACGAACGCTGACGCTTCGTAATGCTTCTGTTTACCGATTCGTGCGTGTTCCTTCCAATGCCCGACTGATTGGCCGGACGCTGGAAAACGATGCCATTACTGGCATGACTGACGTTGATATTGGTGTTTACGCGATTGATACCGGAGCTGTGGTTGACAAGGATATTCTGGAAGATGGCTTAGACCTTTCTAGTGCTGGTTCAGCCTTTGCACCTTTTGGTGTAACAGCCCCAGAAAATCAAGGTAAGCGCCTTTGGGAACTTCTTGGTTTAACGGCAGACCCGCAAACCGAGTATGATATTGCCGCAACCGCTAACACCGCTGGTGCTGGCGCAGGCGATATTTCACTAGATGTTCTTTGGGTGCAATAGCACTTGAGGGCAGATAATCGTGAGGGGGTACGCGCTGCACCCCCTCACACCTTTAACACAGGAGAATAGAAATGGCTGTAACCTACTATGGAATTGATGTTGGAGAAACCAGCGTTACCGTTGACACTTCAACCACCAGCAAAGATATTGAGCTGGCAGTAGATGATACTAACGCCCCCAGCACTCTTGATGTGGCGATTGCCTTGAAAGAGATTGCTCATGAAGTTGAGCATGGTTAATGGCTTCTCAGGTTGATATTTGTAACCTTGCCTTAAAAAAGCTGGGTGAAAATGCCATTATCAGCATTGATGATGATAGTGACGAAGCCGAATCTTTACGCCTTATTTATGACCTTGTTCTAAAAAATGAGCTTCGCATAAATAATTGGCACTTCTCAATCACACGCACCACCTTGCCAGCACTGGCAGAAGCCCCCGCCTTTGGGTACGAAAAACAATATGCATTACCAGCTAATTATTTACGCGCCATTCAAGTCGGTGAGCATTATTTTTGCGAAAACCTAGAAGAATATGTTACCGACACATCGCCTTTTTATGTGATTGAAGGTAATAAAATTCTTACCAGTGAAAGCGCCCCGCTTAAATTCCGCTATGTCCGAAACGATGTAAGCGAAAATGAATTTGATGCAGGCTTCGTGATGACCTTCGCCTCGCGCCTTGCTTATGAGCTGGCTGAGGATAGCACGCAATCCAACAGCAAGCGCGACCTTGCGGCGCGTGACTACAAAGATGCATTGCTTTCTGCCCTCGATGCAGGTGCCGTTGAGATACCAGCCAAGCGGCAACAGGATGATAGCTGGATACTGGCGAGGGTTATCTAATGCCCCGCTCATCCCCCGCCCTTGCCGCCTTTAATGCCGGGGAATTATCGCCCCGGCTTGAAAGCCGAAGCGTAGGTAATTTCGCCGGGCTTTATCAGGCTGGGTGCCGCGCTATGGAAAACTTTATTCCAACCACGCAAGGCCCAGCCATAGGGCGTGCTGGTACTAAATTTGTTTCAGAATTAAAAAACAGCGCAAACCGCTCTTGGTTGCTTCGCTTTATCTTTTCTAAAACTCAAGCCTTTGTGCTGGAATTTGGCGATGCTTATATTCGGTTTTATACTAACCGAGGGCAGGTAGTTACCGGAGGGGGCGCGGCTTATGAGATAAGCAGCCCTTACGCCGTGGCAGACCTTACTAATGCTGACGGAACCTGTGCGCTCAAATTCAAGCAATCCGGCGACATTATTTATATTACCTGCCCCGGATACCAGCCGCGCAAATTGAAGCGTATCAGCAACACCAACTGGACACTTGAGACATACTCACCCAAAGATGGGCCATTCAAGAAACAGAATATTGATGAAGATTTCACTGTTACTGGCCTGACATACTCCGCCGCTATTACAGGTGCAGCCGACAATGGCAGCGGCCTTATCCGGCTTACAGTGGCTAGCACTGTGGGGTTAAATACAGGTGAATGGGTGCGTGTGGCGTTGGTGAATGGAACCACAGAAGCCAATGGCCGCTGGAAAGTAACCGTCGTAAGCGGAACCACCATTGACCTACAAGATAGTGCTTTTGCCAACACATTTACCAGCAGCCCCAATGCAGAAATTCGGGTACGCTCAGAGGCGGGAAACGGCATTGTGCTTACTGCCAGTAGCAGCTTATTTGAGGCTGGCCATGTAGGGAGCTTGATACAGCTTGAGCAAAACGACCTTACCGATATTCGGGAGTGGGAGGTTGATAAGCCCGTAAACGTAACTGAGTTTCGCCGTAGCGATGGAAAAACTTACGAGGCTATAACGACTGGCGTTACAGGTACGCAAAAGCCAATCCATACAAAAGGCACGCGCTATGATGGTAGCGATGACCCATCGACGGGCGGCGCAACCGAAGGCGTAAAGTGGCTCTATAACGATTCCGGAACCGGAGTGGTGGAAATTACCGCTGTAAATAGCGCAACGGAAGCTGTGGGGGTTATCCGAACCAATCTGCCCTATGAGCTTACCCTGAACCAAGGCACGTTCCGCTGGGCCATGCAGGCATGGAGTGACGTTGAAGGTTGGCCGACTTCTGTGACCATCTTCCGTGAGCGCCTTTGCTTTGCCAAGGGCTTCGATGTTTACTTATCCGTATCAGGCGATTTTGAGAATATGGCCGCACAGGAATTTGGCGAGATACTGCCAGACAGTGCGATGATTGTTCCGGTGTTAGGGGATGAAGCAAACCTTATTCAATGGATTCATCCGGTATCAGGTGGCTTGATGGTAGGCACAGAAGGCGGCGAAAGCGTCATACGCGCCACCAGCTTTTCGGAGCCGCTTGCCCCCGACAATGTGGAAGTTGACCCGCAGAGTGGGCAAGGCGTGCGCCCGATTCAACCTATTCCGGTAAGTGATAGGATATTTTTCACACAGCGGAGTGGCCGTAAGATTTACGATGCTATCTATAGCGTGACCTCAGAGAAGTACGAAGGCACAGACCAGACCGCCAGAGCCGAACATATCACTCGCTCAGGGGTGATTGATATGATGTATCAGCAAGACCCTTACGGCGTGATATGGTGCGCGTTAAAAGACGGTAGTCTTATTGGATACACCTTTAAGGCAAGCCAAGAGGTATTCGCTTGGCATAGGCACCCTATCGGCGGTGATGGGCAGGTAGAGTCTGTGCAATCTATTCCTTCACCGGACGGGCTTCGTGATGACTTATGGCTAATCATCAAGCGCACGATCAACGGAGTCACCCGCCGTTATGTGGAAGTGATGATGGCCGAAACAGAAAACTGTGATTGCGTCACCGATTCTTTCTATGTGGATTCCGGCGCAACCTATGACGGAAGCCCTGTCACCACCATTACCGGGCTATCCCATTTAGAGGGCGAAACCGTTAAGGTGCTGGCTGATGGCTCAGTGCATCCCGATAGGGTGGTGCAAGCGGGTATCATTCAGCTACAGCGGGAGGCAAGCACCGTTCAGGTTGGGCTTGGTTATCGCCGCCGTTTATCCCCTATGCGGATAGAGGCCGGAAGCGCAAACGGCACAGCGCAAACAAAGAGCAAGCGAAGCAATCGCATCGGATTCAGATTCTTAGATACCGTTGGCTGTAAGGTGGGGCCAAGCCTCGATGATCTAAAAGAAATTCAATTCAGAAGCTCTAATATGGCGATGGACGAGCCTATTCCGTTGTTTTCTGGTGATAAGCTGGTAAAATGGAATGGAGGGTATGACTCAAACCACTATATTGAGGTGGTGCAGGATGACCCGCTACCGATCACGCTGGTAGCGATTTACCCGCAGGTAACAACCTATGACCAGAGGTGATATGCACATCATTCCATTTAAGAAAGAGCATTTACTTAATCTGGACTTGCAGCGCAACCAGCCAGAGGTGGCGCATCTCATGGATAACCCAGAGTTTGGAGCCGCGCTGGAATTACAGCCCCTTTCCTTTACCGCGATTGAGGAAGGTAAGGTTTATGCGTGCGGTGGCCTGATAGAAGAATGGAAAGGCGTAGCGCGTGCATGGGCGCTGCTTTCTGAAAATATGGGCAATAAGTTTATGCCAGTGCATCGAGCGGTAAAGGCGGCGATTGAAGCTAATCAAGAGAAGTATCACCGCATTGAAATGAGCGTGATTGCCGACTTCGCGCAAGGATGCCGATGGGCTAGATTGCTTGGCTTTGAGCTTGAAAGTAAGGCGAAGAAATATAGCCCTGACGGAAAAGATTGTTTTATCTATGCGAGGGTGAAATGACAGGGATTGAAATAGCCACTATTGCAGCTATTACCAGCGCCGCATCGGGTGCGATTGGCGCAGTGGGTGCAATCCAGCAAGGCAAGGCCGCGCAGAACGCCGCAAACTATAATGCCCAGTTGCAGGAGCAGGAGGCAGCACAGCGCAGCCGTGAAGCCAGCCTTGCCGAAGAAGCAATGCGCCGCCGTAGCCGCCAGCGATTGGGCCGACAACGCGCACAGCTTGCTGAAAGTGGTATTGGTTTTGAGCAGATGGGAACCAGCCTTATTGAGGATTCGGTTAAATTCGCAGAGATAGACGCGCTTAATGTGCGATACGAAGGCGCAGCGCAGCGCCGTGGCTTGCTGGCTGGCTCTAACCTATCGCGCGCGGAAGGCAAGAACGCACGCCGCAGCAGTTACTTTAATGCCGCTGGCTCATTGCTTCGTGGCGGCTCGCGCGCTTACAGTATTCTTAACCCAGCCGGAGGTGGTAGCTAATGGTTGACCGCATAGAACAGCAAACATTGCCGCAATCGCCCAGAGGATTTAATCGATTTGCCAGCCCACAGGCTTTTGGTGCAAATAATGCTGGCCAAGCCTTTGAGCAATTTGGCTATGATGTTTCTGATACGCTCATGGCGCGCGCTCAGGCCGATGCGGAAGTGGAAGCGCATAAGCAGGTGGTAGATGATATTGTCTATCTGGAGAACCAGCGCAATGAAACCTTGCAGCAATCAGAGCCGGGCGCACCAAAATTCACAGAGCGCATGAAGTTTCTCTATGAGGATTTGACCAAAAAGAGAGCGGAAGATTTAAGTGAGCTTCAAAAGCGTTCTTACATGAACCGTATGAACGCTTATATGCCGCAATTCATTCGCGCCTCAGCGGAAACAGAGCGGCAGGAAGCAACGCGCCATACCAAGCAAACCATTATGGATACGGCAGAGCGAGAAGCCATGCTCTTTGATGGTTTTGATTATGGCCGTATTTTGCAAGAAGCGCCGATGGCCATTGCTGCGACCAAGGAAGTGATAGCCAATAGCCCCTTATCGCCAGCCGAAAAGCAGGAAATGCTGGATATGGTGCCAGCAATGACGCGGGAATCAGCGGTACGAGCCGCAGCGCGTAAAGACCCTTATAGCTTGGCAAAGGATGTTGGAAAGCAATACACGCCAGATGTTGATGGCATTACCGAGTTTATTCTTGACCGTGAGGGTGGATTTGTAGAAACGGACGGAGCTAGTGGCGCACCTGCCTTGTTTGGCATTAACCGTCGATCATTCCCTGAAAAGTTTGATGAGGTAAAGGCGGTATTTGATAGCGGCGATGAGGCCAAGGCCAAAAAGATGGCCGCTGACTTTTATAAAGAGGAGGTTATTAAAAAGAACGGCATTAACGAAATGCCACAGGACGTTGCCTTAGTGGTTGCTGATGGCGTAGTAAACCACCGCTATGCCATACAGAAGAAGCTGGTAAGTATGGCCAAAGAAGGGGCAACCGCAGAAGAATTACTTGATGTTCGCCAAGAAGAATATGACCGTTTGCGAGAAACATCGCCTGAAAAATATGAACAGTCTTACGCTGGCTGGATGGCACGATTGCAGCACGTTGAAGCGGCTATTGGCACTGATACCGCCATTACCGGAAACCCCCTGCTTGATATGGCTGAAACGCCGGAGGAGCAGGAGCGGTTCAGGCAGATTATTGAATCGGAAAGAGCCGCACTTGATAAGCAACAAAAAGAATTGGTTAATCAATACACGGCAACCAACTATGCAAATTACTCTGTTGCTGTTGACAATTTACAAGTAACGCAGGGCGAATTAGACCAAGCCAGAAAGACGGGGCAAATAACGCCTTCAAATTGGGCAACGCTTTCTAAATCATTACGCAAAAGGCAGGACTCGCAAAAGGACGAGATTCTTGGGGCAGAACGATTTAATCTAGCAATGAACGGCCAGCTTCGCCTAGACCCTAAAAGTAAGACAGACAAAAAAGCCGTTGATACCGCTTTTCAATCAATGGTAACAAATTTACCAGAAGGCACAGACGTTAATCAAGCTATTGGTAAATTTCTGGAAGCCACAAAAATATTGCCAGAAACATTGCGGCAGGATGTGCGCGGAAAATTACGCAGCGGCAGCCCAGAAGAGCGTATTCAGGCGGCTGGTATGATTAAAAACATTCAGCAGATTGAGCCTCGCATGGCTGAGGATTTAGAGCAAAACGATATTCGTGTTGCCAATCACTTACATTCTTTAGTCAATTCTGGCATGACACCAGCGCAAGCTATTGAGCGAGCCGCTGAGGTTGCCAAAATTAGAACAGACCCGCAGCTTGAGCAAATCTATGAAGATAGGTTTAAGCAGGTTTTGAAGGAAAAGCCCGTAGCCAATATGCTTGCTGATAAATTAAACTCTATGTGGACGATTGACCCTGATATACCCGAAGCAATGGTTGGTGATTATCAGATGCTATTGCATGAGGAATATATTAGAACCGGAGGCGACCTTGAAGCGGCTCAAGCAACTGCCGATACATTTATTCAAACGAATTGGGGGAAAACCAATATTGGGGTAAGCACAGACAAAAGCCGCTCAACGCGATGGATGAAAAGACCGCCAGAAAAATTCTATGCCGCACCTGTTCTTGACATGGACGCAGAGCAGCAGTCAGCATGGATGGAAGAACAATTACTCGAAGAAATAAATGGCGACAATCGACTTTCTGCCGAACCTATTGGAGCAGACCGTGTGCGCTTGGTTGAGTCAAGAATGAAACACCCTGATGGGTTGCCGAGATACAACGCCTATATAACCTTTGCCGATGGGACCACTGGATTCTGGGCAGACGAAAATGGTCCATACTTATGGAAACCAGATTGGGAGGTTAGCAAAGAGCGCAAGAGATGGCTTGAACGTAACCGCAGGATGCCAAAAGAAACCACTGTTTATATCGGCGGTGCGCCAAATATTGTTTCACAGGAGGGCTTTTAATGCCTATTACACCAAGAGAAGAGTTTAGTGCCGGTGGCCTTCCGGTACAGGGGCAGCAACCAATAAACCTACAATATGAACCTGATTTTAGCGATGTAATGGGCATAGCTATGGATCAGTCTGTGCCGGGTATGTTTGCACAAGCGGCGGCAGATGCATGGCAATCACGGAACCACAGCACAGAAGTTGACCCAAGCTTCGACCCTTACGCTGATAACGCCAAGATGCTATTGGGCTATGAAGATTTTGCAGCCAGACTTGGTAGTGCCAGAAACCGCGAAGAGTTTAATTTTATCAAAATGAAAATTGACCGCGAAAGAGCGGAAGATGAGGAACTGGCAGCGGCGGGGGCGGATGGCATATTG